TGACGTCCAGAAGTGTATTGAGGATAGCCATCAGAGCCCGACCGATTGCCGGAGCTCCCTTCACGATGACGTCTGCCAACGCAACCAATGCCACGCCAAATTGCTTGACAATCATCGGAATAAGACCGATAAGTGCTGTCACCAATCCAACGACAACGACCGTAGCCGCACCACCAGATGCCGCAAGGAGAGCAAGACCAGTCGCGAACAAGAACACGCCCGCACCCGCCAGAGCCAATCCTGCACCCAGAAGAGTGATCGCCGCGCCAAGCCCGATGAGCGACGGGATTACCGGAGTCAATACCAAACCAGCAATACCGATAATCGTCAGCGCTCCTGCCAAAGCGACAAGACCCTTGAGGATTTCGCCCCAACTCATCCCGCCCAAGGTGGTCAAGACCGGCGCCAAGATAGCTAGCGACGCCGTTACCACGAGAAGAGCAGCTGCTCCGGGAAGAGCGCCCGACATCAGAATCATCGCGCCAGCGATGATACCCAGAGAACCAGCAAGTACCACGCCAGCTTTGAGGATCTCGCCCCAGCTGAATTTACTGAAACGCTCGAGAGCGTCTCCTATTTTGCCGAGTGACAGAGCAACGATCAGAACAGCCGCCGCTCCTGCTGGCGCCGTAGGCGGAATGATCGTGACAGCAGCGGTAATGATCGTCAGAGCGCCCAACATCAGAGTCAGACTCTTACCGATCTCGCCCCAAGACATCTTCCCCATTTGCTCGAGAGCCTTGGCTACCATTCCCAGAGAAACCGCCACGATAAGAACCGATGCTGCTGCCAGTGGAGCAGTAGGCGGAATCAGCATCAGCGATGCAGTAGCCAGAGCCAAAGAGCCAGCCATAGCGACCAAGCCACGACCGATCTCGGCCCACGACAAACCAGCCATGTCCCCCACAGCACTGGCGAGAATCTTGATTCCTGCCGCCAGGAGGAGAAGACCTGCGCCGGCAAGTATGCCTGTCTTGTTTGCCTGAGCGAACTTGGTAAAGAGCCCCAAGCCCAACAGAAGACCGCCGACGCCTATAAGACCCTTGCCAAGTTCTTCCCAGCTAAGACCAGACAGATCGGTCACAGCTTTGACGAGAATGCGAATACCAGCTGCCAGAGCAATAAGTCCAAGACCTGCTGAGATCATGCTTGTCGGGTTCTTGATCAGTAGCATGACACCAACCAAAGCACCGATTAGTACTGTCGTACCAACCAAGCCCTTGGCTAGCTCGTTCCAGTCCAACCCAGCAAGCTTGGTTACCGCAGTCGCCAAGACATCCACTGCCGCGGCCAACAGAATCATTGAGAGCGCAACAAACGGCATCTTAGCGAATCCGGTAAATCCGGAGAACTTCTCGAACAGAAGCAAAGAACCTAGCAACTGAGCAAACATCACCGTGATCGCCGAACTAGCCCGAATAAGACCAGCCTGATCGATCTTGGACAGAGTGTTCATCGAAATGGCGAGAATACCCACTGCCGCAGCGATTTGAAGCAAGGTCGCAGCACGCAAGGTATTCTGCATAGCTCCGAGAGCACCCGTGAGATTCTCGAAGCCCTCGCTGATGTTCTCGAATATGCCGCCGACACCCTTGCCACCGAGGATATTGCGGATCGCTAGTCCGATCGAGGCCAAGACACCAGTACCAATACCGGCGAGAATATCGTTGAAGTCAAGGCCGCCCAGCATCTCCGAAATATCGTTCCCGAGATCGCCGAAGAAACTACTTGCCCAGCGACGGAAGCCCTGCATTTTGTCCCAGACGCCAGTGATGACGCTAAGAACCTTGCTCCAGGCAAACGATGCAAGTTCACCCAGCTTCTGGATTGGAGACAGATTGACGTCGAGGTCGCCAACCTTACCCGCCACAGACCCCAAGAAGCCCAGCAGAACCTTAATCAGTTTGATAGGAACCGCCAGAACCTTACCGATACCTTCGAACACATCATGCAGGCCACTACCACTCTTGATGGCGTCCCGAACTTTGACAAGCCAGTCGCCAATGTTTCCCGTGAATTCTAGGAAACCACCAGAACCCTCAGTCACTACACCAAGGAGGTCGAAAATAACACCGACAATCTCCTTAACGATGGTGAAACCGATGTCGAGAAGAGCGAAGAAGCCCTTGAATGTCCTCTTGAGATTGTCCGCCGTGGTGCTGCTGATCGTCAGACCAGCGGTGAAGTCGCGAATACTCTTCGAGAATTCAGCCAGTTGCTTGCCCGTGGTCGCCGGAAATATGTCTCGGAAAGCCTCTCTAATCGGTTTGACGAAAGCGAGAAGAGCTTTCCAAGCATTTCCAATTCCTTCGATGAGAGCCTTGCGCCCGCCTAGCTTATCCCAATCCGCCAACAGTTTGTTACGTGCATCAGCGGATCGACTGATCATACCACCGATGACGTTGTTGACATTGGTGAAGAGCGTCTTTGCCTCTTCGAAATCGCCGAAGATCAGCTTCCACGTCTGCGACCAACCAGAACCCGCGGTCTCCTTCAGCGTTCCCATCAACTGCGAGAACGTCTTGACCTGGGTTGCGGCATTCTTAGCCATCTGAGCTTGCTTCTGAATGGCTTCGATTTCGGCTTTGTTAAATCCTTGGGCAGCAAGTTGAGCGTCAGTAAGATCGCCCGTAAACTGAGCCAACGTTCGTGTCAGAACATCCGATGTTAGCCATGACTTCTCACCAGGTTTGGCAGTGATGGATTCACGGAAAGATTTGCCTTCAATGGTGACATTCTTCATGTCACCCTTGAGTTTGACAGCACCCTTGCTGAGCGTTCCCATTTTCTGCGCATTCAGCGCCAAGGCTCGTTGGAATACGGTACCGCCCATACCCGCGTTGACAACCGAGTTCCAGTCCTCCAGGGAAACGCGTCCTGCAGAAATGGCTTGCGAGAGCTGATACATGGCGGTAGATGCCTGCTGCGAATTGGAGCCGGAAAGCGCAGCCAAGTTGGCGATACCCTTGATAGCAGCCACAGCAGGTTTGAGTGCCACACCAGCCGCGGTAAACGTACCGATGTTTCGTGCCATCTCGGAGAAATTATAGATCGTCTGATCCGAGTAGTGGTTCAATTCATCGAGAGCAGCGGTGACATCCTTCAGATTTGTTCCTGCTGAAACCGTGTTCGACAGAATCGTCTGAATGGAGTTCAGGTTAGTCTCATATTCGCGAAAACCCGCCATGATAGGTTCTACGCTGAGAGACTTGACCATGTTTTGACCAGCAAATATCGCCTGGTTGGTCACGTTCTGAATCGCCGACATTCCAACGATTCCCATGGTCTTAAACCGGTCAGAAATACGTTGTACCCCATCCTCGATGGTCCTCAACGCACCAGACTGCTTGTGTGCGGCGGCGCCAAGGTTATCGAGTCCCTTGGTACCCTCCTGCATTTTCAGTTTCTGATTGAACTGTTCGAGCTTCTGAAGACTCTTGTCGATGCCGGCCAGGAATTGTTCACCCTGGAACTTCATCGCCACTACGCGCTCTTCGATAGTAGCCATTTAGGAGGAGGTCACCGCCTTTCTTACTCGTTGCTCGATTCGATCGAATATGGGTTTCATGGCAGGGTTGATGTAATCGATGCCTTGCACATAGCCACCCGTCCCAGTCGAATAACCATACTGGAGCATGATGGCCACGGGAAAGCCGGTCTCAACATCGGTGTTATACCAGGTAATCGTTAGATTTGCCCTGGTCTTTTCGATTTTATAGTTCCAACTGGATGCTGCCAAGCCCGATTCTTTAGGAGTAGCCGACGCTAGAGCTGTGACTCCATCGCGAGCGTAGGAGTCCAACCCGTTGTACATATCACCACGGGATAATCTCCTGAGAAAATCTTCTGTTTTCCTGAAGGATCCGCTCGAACTGAAAGAAATCACAGCAACTCCTTACGGCGCGATCCAGGCTCCACCAACACGCTTCTTGGGTTTAGCCGTCACCCATGCTCCACCGACGCGAACCTTGACTTTGGTGTTGGCCGTCAGTGAAACCCATGAACCACCGACGCGAACCTTGACCT